TCATAAACATAACCGTAATAATCTTTTTTGTATTTCATTTCTGCCAATCTCCTATAAAGTATTTATTACTAGGCGACTGGCAGATATAATATCTTTTAACTATTCTTCGTAATGGCCGCCACCAGCTCCCCATTCGCCTTGACGTGTATAGCTGGGATTATAGTTGTTCATTTCTAAAATATCATCACGGATATTTTGGTTGCGTTTCTCAATGTTTAATACACGGGTAAAGCTATTAGTGATAGCTGCTGTGTAATAAGCAAATGGATTTTGGCTTTTGGCTTCGTCGAACTGTAGGCCAATTTGGCTTAACTGTAGTAATGCTTGGCTACGCATTTCATCGTTGTAGGTATAACCACGCCAGTTTGACCTAGTAGCATAGCGTTCACATAGTTTGATAAACATGTGTGCTAGTTTTGGTGTCATAGTGCCGTGATCTTTGCTGAACTTGCCTTTTTCTAAACCACCTTTCCAATGGCTTTTACCAACGCATACGGGATTTCCTTCTTCATCGACTTTATAGTGTTGGAAAGGAGGAAAGTTTACTTTAACATATTTTGCTGGGCCTTTGATCTGCATAGCAGGATCATCATATTCTGTTTCGAAAAGGTCGTCTTCTTCTGCTTCTTCTTGTGCCTTGAGGTCTGCTTTTTTCTGTTTTACTTCATCAATAGGTATATGTTCCCATGTCATCACACGGAAAACTACATCTGTTTGTGGGATATCTTTTGTAGGAGTTAGGTATTCGTCGAGTTTTTTCTTGATGCCATTTAATAAATCTTGTTCTTGTGCTTCTTTAGCTAGTCTTTCTGCACGAGTTTTACGTGCTTCTTGGATAGCTTTTTTAGTAATTTTGTCTACGTTGGTTACGATTACATCATAGCTTTTAACGCTATCGTCTACAAAACTACAGTAGGTTAACTTGCTTTTGTGTATCTCTTTCAATATGTCTTTATTGTTAAGATAATTTACTTTTCTCATTTAGAGGTTCCTTTTAACTACTACTATTATATAGCCTATAAATACACAATAGCAAGAGGCTTTTGAAAAAATATGTCAAATACACAAGTAGACACCACAGCAGGCGGTTTTATATCAGTCCCTGACTCAGCAGCAGCCAGCACACCTGTCAGCGCACCTTACACTGTGACTGAAACAGCAGTGCCGCAAGTAGGCGCTATTGGTGGCGGTTACGACCCTAACAACCCTAATTATGGTAATCCAAATAGCCCAGTTAACAGTGATGTTTCTGTAACAGAAGGTTATACTAATGCACCTAATTTTAGCCCAGACTCTAATGGCTATGATCCTAATACTGTAGAAACCACAGGCGGCGGCTATGATGCTACACAAGCAGGCCTAGCTGATCCCAGTAATGCTAGATTAGGAGCCAGCGGACTTAATTTTGGTGGCGGCATAGGTGCACCAGCAGTCGCACCTAGCATAGCCTTCCAGTCAGTATCAGGTGCCACCGGTGCAGCAACTTCTAGTTCAAACGATTGGCGAGTGCGTGTTAGTCTAGCTGATGGTGCCCAGATATTTTATAAAGATCCTACAGGTAGTAACAGCTTGATGGCACCGCTGATACAGACTAACGGAGTGATATTTCCCTATACTCCAAGTATATCGATACAGCATGCCGCACACTATTCACCGATAACACCTACACACAGTAACTATCCGATACCTTTTTATCAAAACAGTGAAGTCAGTGATATCAGCATCAGTGGAGATTTCACAGTGCAAAGTATTGACGAAGGTCAATATCTGATGGCAGTCATATACTTCTTCCGTTCAGCAACCAAAATGTTCTTTGGTCAAGGAACCAATGTAGGTAATCCGCCACCGATGGTATTTTTAGATGGGTATGGTGATCATTACTTTCCACATGTACCTTGTGTAATCACTGCATTTCAGCACACACTAGCTGATGATGTTGACTATATAGAAGTGCCTATTTCCAGCACTACCTTACAAAATGTCAATGTCAACTACAACGATCTCAACATCAATAACAGTTTGACTACACCAAATGCACAGCAATTTGGTCCGCAACCACAATTTCCTGGATCACCAACGCAGTTCCAGACTATAGCAACTACCACTCGATTACCAACCAAGAGTCAGATTTCTATCACATTGAAACCAGTATACAGCAGATTAGGTTTACATGAAAGATTTGATTTAAATCAATTTGCCGCAGGTGCGTTGTTACAAGATAGAAATAAAGGATATGGAGGATTCCTATAATGGTCCAAGCAGTAACATATAATAAAAATAGTCCTTATGCCAACACACAGGTCTATTCATTTTTCTTAGATGTGGCTAATATACCCACTATCCCGATGAATGCCAGTGACACTCAATATCAAATTGATGCGATCTATGCTAATAGACCCGATCTATTAGCCTATGATCTATATGGCGATGCTGGCCTATGGTGGGTGTTCAGTGTCCGTAATCCAAATACTATTCAAGATCCTGTTTTCGATTTCTTACCTGGTGCAGTAATTTATATTCCACAAAAAGCTACGATAACAGCCGCATTGGGGATATAATCCGTGCAGACTTTATTTGGGGATTTATCACAGGCACAGATTACCTATCTAGAAGGACAGGCCAATCTAGTCAATGTCGGTAATGCTTCTAATCCATCAGGTTTAAATATTACTAATCTGTTGAACAAACGACTAAGCGATTTTCCAGCTAGCCAACAACCACAAATTCAAACACAGATCAATGCAGTTAACGCACAGCTAGCAACACCGCAAGCACAACAACAAATCGCCTTGATCCAACAACAGAACAATTCTTTACAAACACAAACACAGATAACCAGTACTGGTCCGACATCTGCTGATCAGGTAAACAATTCTACTCCTGGAGGAGCTACAAGTACTCCTACTACTGTTGCTGAAAATACTAATATCAGTCCTGGAGTGAATCCCAATCCTAATCCAGATCCGATCGGCTCGTCTGTAGAACCACCACCAGAACCAAATCCTAATCCGGGCAGTAGTCGTGCTGATGTAGTCAATTCATTGAATGGAATAAACGCTAACCCAGATGTCATTGATCTAGCCGCACCAATGACCAATGTGTTGTTAGAATATCCCAGCTATACCTATGGCCTGAGTCTAGCACTACTCAGTGCCGCAGAATATAATAATCTGGTCGCAGGTGGCCAATATATTCCCAATAGAGTATTAATAGCATCAGCGGGTAGATATAACAACACACCAGGACCAAATCAATTTATACGCAGTCCTTACTTCAGCGAAGATTTTTACTTTGAAGATTTTTCGATGACTACTGTCATTGGTACTAACGCTACAACACGCAACACTAATGCCATTGAATTGAATTTCACTATCATCGAACCTTATGGTATGACATTGATCAATAGACTTTTAGATCAAGCTAATGATCCAGCGGTCAATGCCAGCAACTATCTCGACATGGTCTATTTGATACAGATCGATTTCTTTGCCACTGATGAAACAGGTACTATCCAAGGCATCATTCCTGGATTAACCAAAATCATACCTATTAAACTTACGCAAATGGGCATCACTGCCAGTGTGTCAGGTGCTACTTATCAGATATCTGCTGTGCCATATAATCATGCGGCCTTTGATCAATCAGCAGTCAGCACACCTGCAAATTTTGAAATAGCATCAGGATCAGTCAGTGAATTTTTCCAATCAGGTAACGGTAGTAATAAGAGTTTTGCTGATGCACTAAATGGGTGGAACACGAATCTGGCTAATAATAATAAAATAGGTGTGCCTGATACATATAATTTTGATTTACATCCTAGTATTGCACAATCATCTTTTACCACAGGTGGTGCATTAAGTCCACGTGATACCAGCATGGTCAATCCCAATAATACTACATCAATACGTCAGAGCAACCTTGGTCAACCCAGTAAAGATTTTAATACTACATCAAGAACTATGAGCATCAATGCTGGTACTAGTATCGATAAAGTCATTGACTATGTAGTACGTAATAGCGATTATATACAAAATCAAATGGCCATCCCCGATGGTGTAGATCCTCAGACCTATCTACAACAAAAAGCACAGAATGCCAATCAACCTTTAAATTGGTACAAGATAGTGCCAACAGTTACAGTAGGACAATTTGACCCTATACGCAATATCAATGCTAAAAATTATACCTACAGCGTACAACCTTATACGATTTATAATGTTAAAAGTGATGTAGCACCACAAGGTAAAGCCACTAACTTTGTCAAAGACTACAATTACATCTATACTGGTAAGAATGATGATGTGATCACTTTTGATCTTAACTTTAACACATTGTACTATACAGCGCAGACAGCTTATAGATCAGCAGTTAGTAAATTATACAAGAGCCCAGACACAGCCACACAAGGTAATCCCATACAAAATGCTGGAGCATATCAAGGAACAGGCCAAGCACCAAATTCAGTCATGCCCATGCAGGTCAAGCCACAGGTATATAATGCCAAAGCACGAGCTACAGGCGGGTCGATCAGTCCAAAAAGTGTCGCTGTTGCAGACCTAGAAGACAGCCTGATGACCTTGTCAGCTGCTGACATGTTAAATGTACAGTTGACTATAGTGGGCGATCCACAGTTTATCAAACAAGATGATTGTTTTTACAGTCCGTTGTTAGCTGCCAGCAATACTGATGGTCGTCAAGGTACGATCACAGCATCAGATCCTAGACTGACCCCTAATGGTAGTATTAGGACAGATTATACGGAAATCTATGTACGTCTAACTTTCAGGACCCCAGTTGACATGGATGAAAATACTGGCCTATTGAAATTCAACAGCAACTATCAAACCAGTATTTTTTCAGGCTTGTATAAAGTATTGCAAGTGACTAGTGAGTTTAAAAATGGCCAATTTACCCAACAGTTGAATCTCATACGTTTACCATTCCAAAACAAATATGATTACATGACACAACCACAGTCTAGCACTGGTCAACGTAACAGTGATCCTACTGCACAGACTACTGCTACATTAAGTAAAAACTTACCAGCACAGAATATTGGGTCGATACCATCAATGCCAACAGTAGAAGATTCAGGACAACGACAAGCACAGAATCTATTACAGCCTCCGCCTATCGTAACTCAACAACAGCAGGCCTTGATAGACGTAAATAGTACAGCACCAACGCAGCCCATCAATGCATCAAATGCACCAGTGGCAGTGATACCAGGACAATAATATGGCGATAGACTTTCGAATCGGTACTAAGATACTTAAAAATTTACAAGCTGCACTAGCCCCAGCTACCAGCATCAATCCCTATCCTTATATAGGGGTTGTGCGTAACAATCTAGATCCTACACGCTGTGGTCGAGTACAGGTGTTTATTCCTGAACTAGGTGGCAACCCTGATGATCAAGCCAATTGGCGCACAGTGTCGTATGCTAGTCCGTTCATGGGCTATACCAGCACAGAAATCAACACTACAGATACGCCCGATACTAAAAATGCTTGGGACCATGTAACACATACCTATGGCATGTGGATGGTACCACCTGATATTGGTGTAGAAGTTATCTGTATATTTGTGGCTGGAGACCCCATGCGAGGATATTGGCTGGCCTGTGTTAACGATAATCTCAGTCGTTATATGTTGCCCGGGCTCGCCGGCAGTAAAAATACTGATCTTACCTATGCATCAGCAAATGTGTTGGCATCATACACACAAGGTAATACAGCACCCGTTACAGAATTCAACGAAAATATTCCAGCTAACGAAACCAATCCTAATTTTTATAATCTAGCTAAACCTATACATGAAATACAATATGCTGTATTGAAACAACAGGGTTTAGATCGTGATACCACACGCGGTACTATTACTAGTAGTAGCCAACGTGAAACACCTAGTGCTGTATTTGGTATATCGACTCCAGGAAGACCGTTGAACGATCCTGCTGATGATCCTAATTATATAACCAATTTAAATGCAGGCACACTAACAGAAGCATACTATCGCGTGAAAACACGCAAAGGTGGACATCAATTCGTCATGGACGATGGCAGTGTATTAGGTGTCGATCAATTGGTAAGATTACGCACAGCCGGTGGACACCAGATCTTGATGCATGACACAGAAGAAACTATCTATATCAGCCATGCCAAGGGCAATAGCTGGGTAGAGTTAACCAAAGATGGCAGTATCAATATCTACAGCAAATCAGGATTCAATCTACGCAGTGAAGGCGATGTCAATATACACAGCGATAAAAATATCAATCTAAATGCAGGCGGTAATATCTATATGAATAAAACCGCTAGCAATAGCGCACCCGTGCATTCATTTAATGATGTGCGATTTAATGCTAATGTTGGCCTGTGGGCAGCTCAAGCTAATAGTATCAGCAGCATAGTTACTGTAGCCCCTACACATGAGCCATATTTTAGAGGATAAGTAATATTATGGCTACCACATATAAAGGATTCTCAACTATTGGGCAAAATAAGAATTTTCGCCTGACAGATTTTGACCTGATAAAACGAGATATCTTAAACAATTTCAGCATTCGCAAGGGTGAGAAATTGATGAATCCAAAATTTGGCACCATAATCTACAATGTACTACACGAACCCTTTACAGAAGATCTAAAATCAGTGATCACCAACGATATTAAAAGCATAGCCAGCTATGATCCTCGTGTTAGCTATGACAATATAGTAGTCACTGAATACGATCAAGGCATACAGATCCTGCTACAACTGCGTTATTTGCCTACAAATCAAAGCAGTTTGCTCAGCATGCAGTTTGATAACAACAGCAAAACCATGTCATTAAAGTAATTAACTACGCACTTTTTATTCCTGATAAATACTACATAATAGGAATAAAGCATGGCAACCACGACCAGACAAACCAGTTTATTAGTTACAGAAGATTGGACTAAATTATATCAAACCTTCCGTAGCGCAGACTTCCAAAGCTATGACTTTGAAACACTTCGTGCTTCAATGATCAGCTATTTGCGTTTATACTATCCCGAAGATTTCAATGACTTTATCGAATCGAGCGAATTTATCGCATTGATCGACATGATCTCCTTCCTTGGTCAGTCATTGGCATTCCGTGGTGATTTAAATGCACGTGAAAACTTCATCGATACAGCAGAGCGTCGTGACAGTATACTTAAACTAGCACGTCTAGTCAGCTATACACCTAAACGTAATATCACATCACAGGGTTATTTAAAATTTGATTCAGTCAGCACTACTGAAAATGTATTTGACAGCAATGGTATCAACCTTAGCGGTCTGGTAATCAATTGGGCAGATGCAGGCAATGACAATTGGCAAGAACAATTTACCGCAGTATTGAATTCATCATTGTTGACTAATACGGTTATCGGAAAACCCAGTGCTACAGAACTCATCAATGGCATTACCTATAATGAATATCAGATCAATTTAATCCCTAGCACAGTGGCGACTTATTCTTTCAGCGTAAACATCGAAGGTACTAAAACCAATTTTGAAATGGTCAGCCCCACATTTGCTGGCCAGAATTATGTATACGAAACCGCACCAAGACCAAATTTACCATTTAACATTCTATATGAAAATGATGGACTAGGTAATAGTAGTGCCAACACTGGTTATTTCTTGTATTTTAAACAAGGTGCTCTTAACAGTGTTGATGTAAATTTCTTAGAAAGTATACCTAATAGGGTTTACAGTATCAACGTTGACAATATCAACAACACAGACATTTGGGTATATAGTCTAGATAAAAATAATTTACCAGATGTGTTATGGACACAGGTTCCAGCTGTGGGCGCGACCAATATTATCTACAATACTGAAACAGTTAAAACCATTTATCAAGTAACCAGCCGTGCTAACGACCAGATCGATATAGTGTTTGGTGATGGATCATTTGCACAAATTCCACAAGGCAATTTCAGGATTTATTATAGAGTCAGTAATGGTTTGAGCTATAAGATTACACCTAGTGAAATGCAAGGCATCGTAATGCCTATCAACTATACTAGCCGCAGCGGACGTATTGAGACATTAACCATACGTGCTAGCCTACGCTATACAGTAGCTAATGCTGTAGCACGCGAAACCATTGATGACATACGTCAAAAAGCACCGCAACAATACTATACACAAAATCGTATGGTAACAGGCGAAGACTACAACATCTTACCGTATACACTATTCAGCAACATCTTAAAAGTCAAAGCAGTTAATCGTACCAGTAGTGGGGTGTCACGTTATCTAGACGTTCTTGATGCTACGGGCAAATATTCAAGTACAAATATTTTCTGTAGTGACGGTATCATCTACAGAGATCCATTTGTAAAATCATTTACATTTGACTATGCGACCACCAATGATATCTATCGCGTGATCTACGATCAAGTAGCACCAATAGCATCTGAACAAGAAACACTGCAATTTTTCTATTCACAGTATCCATTGATTTCATTGACCAACGTCTTTTGGAATTTTAGCACTGCTGTTGCTAATGGATCAACAGGTTACTTCTATGATGTCAATGGCAAAATACTACAAGTTGGACAAGTGGTGTCTAACGATATCAGATATATCACTCAAGGTGCTATCGTACGCTTCTCAGCAGGCACGGGCAATTACTTTGATGCCCAGAATCAAATTCAAGTAGGAACACCTAGCCATTCAGGTGACAAATATTATATCTATGCCAAAGTAGAATTGGTGATCGGTGATGGTACCAATGGCGGCCTGGGTGACTTGTCTAATGGATCAGGACCTATCACACTAAACAAGTCAGTACCGTTAGGTGCTATCGCAGATAAAGTATTTGCGGTATTTAATGTTGACTTTGGTGCTGATCTAATCGCGTCAATGGTCAGTTATATCCAAGCATATGAAAACTTTGGTCTACGCTATGACATTAATTCAACTACATGGAAATTGATTTTACCAGCCGACCTTAACACCGGTGATTTTAGTCTGAACTATGCTGGTGATACCAGTAGCAAAGGTCTTGATTCAAGTTGGTTAATCGATTTTGAAACAGCAGGTAAAACCTATACCGTCAGCTATCGCGGATTGAATTATGTGTTTGAAAGTACCCAACAGACTAATTTCTACTATGACAACACAGTTAAAGTATTTGATCCTAATACTGGATTGACTATACGAGACCAAATCAATGTGTTAAAAGTCAATAGCCAACCTGATTCAGCGAGTCCATTGGCATTAGACTATTCATGGTACGTTTATAAAAGCATCATTGAAGCTGATGGATATGAAAATCCCAATGCTATCTACGTAACATTCCCTGACACTAATAACTCAGGTGTACCTGATAATCCTGAATTGTTTGAATTAATCGTTGATCCTACAGTCAACACCAGCAGCAAGTATGTATATTTCCAAGGTACATACGGCTATGATAACTTTGTAGTACAAACACCAGTGGATAATACCACTGTGGTATCTAGCTATAATTCATTCACTGAAGCCCAGGTAGCAGCTACATTGTATCAAGACGGTCAATTATTTTACATTCCACCAGCTGATGCTTTCTATCAACTGTCAGTGAGTGGCAGCACATATACACTAAATCTGGTGACTGGTTATAGTGCTAAAATCGGTCGCCAAAGCCTATACTTCCAATATCGTCATAACAGTCCAAACTATAGACGTATTGACCCAAGCCCAAATAACATCATCGACTTGTATCTTTTAACACAGCAATACGCTACTGATTATGTAGCATGGTTACAAGACACATCAGGTAGCATAGCTGAACCTACTGCACCTACAGGTGAAGAATTAGGTCTCGCTTACAGCAGCTTAGAAAATTATAAGACGATCAGTGACACTATCATTTACAATCCTGCTAAGTTCAAACCAATCTTTGGTGACAAGGCTCCGTTGAGTCTACAGGCAACATTTAAAGTAGTAAAGAATACCAACGTGGTAGTCAGTGATAATGATATCAAGACACAGGTGATCGCTACTATCAACACATATTTTGATATCGCTAACTGGGACTTTGGTGAAACATTTTACTTCTCTGAATTAGCAGCATATTTACATCAACAGTTGGCTCCGAATATTTCAAGTATATTAATCGTACCTGCTAGCAACAGCAGTGTGTTTGGTAGCTTAATGCAGATCAATGCTGAATTCAATGAGATTATACAAAGTGCTGCGACTGTGAAAAATGTTGAAATTATAACTGCTATCACAGCCGCTCAGATCAATCAAACCGGCACTGTAGTGATTGCTTAAATATAATAATGACCGCTGAATAGGACTATAATGGCTGTAACAAGAAAAACCCTTAATCTATTACCAACCGTATTCCAAACTGATACGAATCAAAAATTCTTATCAGCTACTATGGATCAATTGGTCAGTGAACCCAATCTTACTACCTTATATGGATATGTAGGCCGTAAATTTGCACCTACCTATCAAGATGGTGACAGTTATGTTATCGAAGATTCTGCGGCTAGACAAAATTATCAACTTGAACCTAGTATCGTTGTTAAAAATGATCAACAGAATGTTACTTTCTTTAGTAGCTATGTAGATTTCTTAAATAAGATCAATTACTATGGTGGATTTACTAACAATCAAAGTAGATTATTTGATAATGAATATTACAGCTTTGATCCATTGATCAGCTATGATAAGTTTGTTAATTTCAGTCAATACTATTGGTTACCAAATGGCCCAGCACCGGTTTCAATCAGCACATCAGGCACACCTTTAACAGCGACATTTAACGTCTATAGAAATGCCAGCAATGGTGATTATGTCTACACGTCAAATGGCCAACCAGTTCATGCCTTGACATTAGCCAGAGGTGGCGTATATAAATTTGTAGTTGATCAACCAGGATACCCTTTCTGGATACAAACAGAATTAGGTACCAATGGAACATTAGCTGCGACTCCTACGATCAGTTCACGAACAGTATTAGGAGTTGACAATAACGGTACAGATTCTGGCACTGTTACATTTTTAGTACCGCAGTCAACAGCACAAGATAGATTTACAGCAATGACCACTGTGGCATCGATTGACTATGCCACTCCAATACCTTATTATCTATTCCAAAATAAAACACAAAGTCAATTTGAAGCTGAATATCCGCAGTATGTGGGCATCGTTGGTGATATTAATAGTAAACAACTGGTATTCTTAGATCAAGACCTTTCTGATTCCACATGGACTACTCCAGTAGTACATGACAACAATGGTAATGTTGTTCCCGGATACAATGCAGGTACGATAGTACCAAATTCAGAACGTTATGGCATATGGCAAGTGTTGACTGTTGATGCTGGAATCACCAAACCTGATGGTTCACCTGACCTGTTGATCACTTTATTCTATGTCCGAGATGTGGTAGTCAATCAAAAGGTCTACATCAAATATGGTGTAGCTAATGCTAATAAAGAATTTTATAAGGACTATGATGGGTTCTTCCATCAGACCCCATTACTCAGCAGCCTATTAGACACATTGTATGTCCAAGACCAATATAATGCTAATTTAAATAATGCTATTAAAATAGTAGAATATTCAGGATGGGTCATTGATGTTGAAAATGATATCCTAGGACAACAAAATTATACTAGCCCAAATGGGGTTGACTTTACTACAGGATTAAAAATTGAATTTGGTACAGATGTCACTCCTGCCAGCTATCAAAATAATCAATATTATGTTGAAGAAGTTGGTAGTCTTGGCACAGGTATCAGATTAATTCCAGTTAGCGAATTAGTCACTCCTGAAGCATATAACACAGAAAATGCCACTTTATATCCAACTAACAAAATAGTTCTAGACACAGCTACCAATGATGTTATACCTGCTGGTACTACTATCACTATTGGCAGTACAGCAATAGTCACTGATACTTCTATATCAAAAGGATCATTGTACATAACAACATTAACCAGCATCGCTGATATAACTTATGGTATGTTAGTATCAGGAACAGGTATCGCCAGCGGAACATTAGTAAATGATGCTTATCTAGCAACAGTATTTCCAGATTATATCACTATCAATCGCAGCAGTTTAGATCGTAACGCATGGTCACGTAACAATCGTTGGTTCCACGGTCAGGTTATAACAGACACAGCCAAGTACCGAGGTGAAGTAGTATCATTTGATCAGAATCTACGTGCTAAACGTCCTATCATACAGTTTGACGCTGACATACAGTTATTCAATGCTGGACGCATAGGTAAAGTGCCTGTAGATATATTAGATACCACGACAGTAGATGCATTTACACAGTTAGACGGACAGATATTAAACTTTGCATTTGGCGTTCCATTGTTTAATGGCATGCGAGTGATATTTGCTGCAGATAAAGATCCGTTGGTAATCAATAAAATCTATGTGATAAATCTAGTCCAATATACCGTCGACAATGCGGGAGCTCCTTCAGGACCAAAATATATCAAACTAGATGTTGCCAGTGATGGTGTGGGACAACCCTATGACACTGTGGTAGTGACCAAAGGTCAGTATGCAGGTAGCCAATGGTGGTATGATGGTGTTCAATGGAACGCCAGCCAACAAAAAACAGCACTACAACAAGAACCTTTATTTGATGTTTATAACAGCTCAATTGACTTAGTTAATGGACTTATCGTCAATGGTGCTAGCCTAAGCACACTAGATAGAAGTACATTTGCAGGTACTAAACTATTTGGCTATTTAAAAAATGCATCAGCGACACCAGACCCAGTCCTAGGATTTGGACTTACCTATAGAAGCCTAGGCACACAAGGCGATATAGAATTCCAAAATTATTTTAATTCTGATACATTTACCTATGCAGTTGATAATGTTGTGGGTACTTACGATATTTCGATCGGGTTCCTACAAAAAATCGTTGACAGATATACATTAGCACCAAAAAATACTTGGCAAAGAGTCGCTGAATTTAGTAAACAATATCAATTGATTGGATATATCTATGATGGCACCAGCAGTGTATTCCCTATAGATGTCACACCCAATGATGCGGCTACCATACCTTATATCAAAGTATTTAAAAACTTCAACTACCTAACTGATAGTCAATGGATATTGGTGTCAGGGCAAGTCAGACTCACTGACAGTCAGGTATTCATCGGTGATGGCACCACAACCCAATTTATATTAACCAATGTAAATTCTACAACTAATGGTGTTATCGTTTTAATTAACAATATTCCAAGACAGTCAGCAGGATTATATTCTGTTGTTGGTACTACTATTACATTTGTTACAGCACCGGTAGTCGGCACAGTCATTGATATCAGAGTAATCACGACGCTAACTCTTGGTGATAAGATTGACATCTTAGTGTATAGTTCAGAACAAAGCAAGCTGGGCTATTACGAAATTCCATTGAATTTAGATTTAAATGCGCAGAATGCAGATATCAATACACTAACGCTAGGCCAGATTCGTAACCATTTAGTAGCACTAGGACAAAACACCACACAATTAATTGGCAACATCCTAAGCAGTAATAATTTAAGAGACATAGATATCAAACAACAAGGTGGTATCATCCTCCAACATGCGGCTCCAGTGCCATACGGTGAATTATTCTTGACCGATGATCAAGCTAACCTCATCGATTCTTTACGTCTGGCTACTAAAGAATATACTAAATTTAAAAATAAATTCTTAGAATTAAGTGTATCGTTAAATGGCATCAATCCTACAGATCCAATTAAGAGCGTTGACTTAATTTTAGCCAATATCAACGCATTAAAGAATACCACATTCCCATGGTACTATAGTGATATGGTTCCATACGGTACACAAAAAACCACTTTAAGTTATACAGTGTTTGATATCAATCAGACTGATTATGAAATCAATGCCGTATTCAACAGCAATCAATTGAGTAATCGTGCTGTATTGGTTTATGTCAATGGTAATCAATTGGTCAAAGATCTTAACTTTACATTCTTAACAGATAGGCCAGCAGTAAGATTTATTGATACATTAAACTTAGGTGACAGCATATCTATCGTGGACTATGCTAATACTGATGGTAATTACATACCTGAAACACCAAGTAAACTAGGCCTATGGCCAAAATCAATCCCCGAATTATTCTATGATAATAGTTATAGAACTCCTATCACTGTAGTGCGAGGTCATGATGGTAGTATCACTCCAGGATTTGGTGACTATAGAGATAGTTTCTTATTAGAATTAGAATTAAGAATTTACAACAATATCAAACTTCCTGATACAGGAACCTATGGTGATATACTTTCAGTGATACCTGGTGCGTTTAGGCCTACTGATTATAGCCTAGCTGAAATTGATCAGTTAGTCGCACCAAGTTTCCTAAGTTGGATTGGTAATAACAGTCTAGACTTTACGATCAATAATACATTTGATTCTAATGATCCATTTACTTGGAATTATTCAAGCTTCACTGACAAGATAACAGGTAACAGACTACAAGGCAGTTGGCGTGCTTGCTATCAATATTTCTATGATACATTTACCCCACACTTAACACCTTGGGAAATGTTAGGTTTTACTACTATGCCTGTTTGGTGGCAAGAAGAATATGGTCCTGGACCATATACCAGCGGTAATAAATTATTGTGGCAAGATCTAGAAGCAGGCCTTATCCGTAACGGTACTCGCGCAGGAATTGATCCGCATTATGCTCGCCCAGGACTGTCACAGATCATTCCAGCAGATGCCAACGGAAATTTATTGAGTCCAGCGGCAGTGTTGACGGTTGTGCCTAATCCTTATAGAGCTGCTGATGCTTGGGCTATTGGACAATATGGTCCTGTAGAATTTGCCTGGAGATCTAGCAGTGAATTCCCTTATGCTGTTCAGAGAGCCATCGCATTAGCTAAACCAGCTAGGTATTTTGGTCAGCAGATTGACACATACAATTATACCAATCTCAATGCTTTGTATGATTTAGCTATTGATGCTGGTCAATATCTCATCAGAGGTAATAATCATCACATTAGACAAACAGATATCAACTATAACGGTCAAACCGTCGATGGAATGATCTACCGTGGCGCAGGTTATCTAAATTACATCGCTGACTATTTGACCAGCTTAGGTGTCAATCCATCTAATAAGATCACTACATTATTACAAAATTATCAAGTTAACCTTGCTTATAAAGCTGCAGGGTTTACTGATCAAAATTATTTAAATGTTCTGGCTGAACAAAATTCACCTTCAAGCACCAATGATACCATTGTGATTCCTAATGAAAACTACAAGGTCTATCTAAATAAATCTACACCAACACAAACATTAAACTATAGTGCGGTGATAGTTGAAAAACAAGCCAATGGATATTCAGTGCGTGGATATGATATCAATAATCCTTACTTTACTATCATTCCTAGCATAGTCGATGGTAATGCTACCCAATTGTCTGTATTGAACAGCACAGCCACAGTGTTTAACAACTATCAAAAAGTTAAACTCACTGTTCCTTATGGATACGAATTTTCAAATCCTCAACAGATAGTAGATTTCTTGATCAGCTATGAAAGATATCTATTAAGTCAAGGATTTACGTTTAATGATACAGACCCTAATCTAGGTGAACAAAGAGATTGGAAATTATCAGCTAAAGAATTCTTATATTGGGAACAACAAGGTTGGCAAACAGGAACTATCCTAGTATTAAGTCCAGTAGCTAATGTATTGAATGCTGTTAGCGTTGGTGCTATCACTGATGGAATATCAGACAGTCAATATGGCAGTCGTGTAATTGATCAAAACTTTAAATTGATCAAGAACGTTGACTATGATGTATTACGATCAGCTAATACATTTAAAGTTACGATAACAAATTCTGCGTCAATGATCGGCTTTGTAGAAGTAGATCTAGTGCAATACGAACATGTATTGATATTTGACAATACCACAGTGTTCAATGATGTGATCTATCAACCAGATTCTGGTAATAGACAATTCCGTTTAAAACTAATTGGTCAGAAAACTGCTGATTGGGATGGTAGCTTGTATGCTCCAGGATTCATCTACTGGGCAGGTCAGATCGATGAATGGAGTGCCGGTAACGATTATCTACAAGGTGACCTAGTACAGTACAAGAATCAATATTATACTGCACTACAAGATGTGATCGCCAGCACTACATTCCAATTCCAATATTGGCAACAGTTAAACAAGAGCCAAATCCAAACTGGCCTATTACCTAACTTTAGTATGTTGGCCGCTGAAGGTAAAGCCTACTATAATGATTATCCAAGTATTGATAGTAAAAAACAAGTAGAGTTCAGTCACGGATTGATCGGATATCGCCCAAGACAGTATCTAAGTGATCTCGGGCTTAGCGACACCACACAGATAGAATTTTACAAAGGTTATATAGCACAAAAAGGTTCATTAAATGCTGTAACACAAATGACCAGTGCTACATTTAATAATCTCAGCAGTAACATCTCTCTATATGAAGAATGGGCCATGCGTGTTGGTGAGTATGGTGCTATCAGCAGCAATCCTTATGTAGAAGTTCCACTAAGTGAAAGCGCATTTGGTGCTAATCCTAGTATGGCAGAGTTTGTTGACATAGCTAATAGCAATCTAGCTGATGGTATCACGATTTTTAATCAACAACAACTTTATAAATCAGAAGGTATTTACACGGGTAATATCGCGCTGAATAGAACCATACACAGTAACTATGACAATGACATACCTACTGCTGGTTATGTTAATCTTAATGACATTGACGCCACACTGTTTGATATCAGCAACTACAGTTCATTGAACAGTCAGATCGATATTATCGGTAGCGGGTATAGGATTTGGGTAGCCAAAGATCAAAAACAAAACTGGAATGTATTCCGTGTTTCAGAAACTAATAATTTTATTTCGAATGTCACAGTCGCATCAACAGGATATGTGACATTCAAATCAACACTACCACATGGGTTAGCAGTTGGTGATGTATTCCTCGTCAAAGGCCTATCAACAACATTTGATGGATTCCATCAAGTACATGCGGTAATAGATAATAATCATGTAACTGTGCCATTTACAGGTGACACAACAGCATTACCATTGGCAGGCAAAGGCCCATTATTTGTTCTATATACCCTACGTTTCAAATATATGGAAGATGCACGTATATTTGGATTGAGCCAACCCATCGGTGGTTGGAAAGTAGGTGAAAAGATCTGGGTTGATGTCACGGCTGCGACGACGCTCAGTGAAGGTGTACCTTATGTTACTCCAAACAACGTCTGGAATGTATACGAAAAAGCCCATCCTTGGAACTCAACTCAACAATTACTCAAAGGATCAGGCGAATATACCACAGGTGACGGATTTGGAACCAGTGTGTCCATGAGTGCTGATAACAGTGCTGTTGCTGTCGGATCACCATATGCTGCAACAACAGGTACAGTACAAATATTCTTAAAGAATTATCAGAATGAATTCAACGAAGGGTTCACCATTTTACCTCTAACTACCAATACTGTATCATTTGGGTCAGCAGTAAGTCTAGCTGCAGACAGCAATAACAATAGTATATTAGCAGTCGGTGCACCACAAAGTTATGGCAATGTAGGTTATGTCATGCTTTACAGCAAAGCACCAGGATTTAATTCTTATACTGCTACGCAGGTTATCGTGGGTAATACAGTATCAGCAACATCTGAAACATTTGGTTCTACGCTGGTATTGAACACTGATGCACATTGGTTATACGTTGGAGCTCCTGCTAATGATCGTGCTTATACCTATGGTCTAAACAGTCGTGTTCCATATAAACAACAGATCACATCTGTCAATAACACAAACTATATTCGACTTACAGGCAATGTTACAGTAAATGTAGGTGATATATTGACTGAACCAGTATCAGGTGCGTCAGTTAAAGTATTAGCCGCAGGTACCAACATCAGTAATGTTAAAGTTAGCAGTCTAACTAATATTATTACCAATGGTATTCTAGCTAACATCGTATTAAGCGGCAATATCACTGCTAACATCGGTGATTCAATCACACAAACATCAAGCAATAGTTCTGCTATCGTCTACGGTGCAGTACAAAACAGTAATCGAGTCTATGGACTTTACAGCACAGGACCTTTTGATACTACAGGTAATATCGCAATCAATGGTAATGTACAGGTCGTACATCCAACTTATGTTGGTTCAGGTAATATTTTCTTAAATGGCAATGATACTAAATTATATGCTAATGTGACCTACACCAGTGCTACTACAAATTCTATCGCATTGAACTTTGTGCCTTACGTGGCTAATGATGCTAGTTCATTGTTTATTACCAGTGGAGCAAAAACATTCTTACCAGGCCTTGACTATACATTGTCTGGAAATACTGTTAATTTTATTTCAGGTAATTTATCACCAAGCACTATCACTATAACACAACAACCTTATTATGCGAAAGTAGGTGATCCTTTACATGGTAATGTTGGTAGTAAATTTGGTACTACATTGTCAACCAGTGCTGATGGTGCACAATTAGCTGTTGGTGCTCCAGCTGACACAGTAGTTGGATTAAAATCTGCAGGTAGTATATTTGTCTATGACAGAGTTATTGAAGCATTTAAGAGTACAGGAAATACTGATTACATAACTAAGAATCCAATTGGGTCAGTGTATAGGGTGACTATTGATGGAGTTGAAGTACCAACTACAGATTACGTTTTAATAGGTACTAATACCATACGTTTTGCTCCACCACCGCCAGTAGGTCATGTAATTTATATTGAAGTAAACTTAATCAATCTGCTAGAACAATTAATTGGTGTAGACAGTTTAGAAAATACCTTGACAGCATTACAGGCCAACGCGGCATTCGGTACCAGCGTAACAGTTTGTAGCATTAACTGTGCGATCTATACAGGCGCACCATATTATAATAATGGGACTGAATATAGTTCAGGTGCTGTATGGAAATTCCACAACAGAGGTCGACTATATGGTACCAATACAGGTTATAAAGTCAATCCGGTGTTTACTCCTGGTGACAGTATCCGACTAAACAATTTTGAAATCGTAGTATCAGGTCGAATGATGCCGACTACAGTTAATGGTGCGGCAGCAAATATACTTGCACTCAGCAGTAATGTATCAGCGACTGTAGGTCAATACATCACGCAAGCCAGCTCAGGTGCAAATGTGCGTGTGTTGGCAAACGTAACCAACGGTCAATTTATTACAGTAAGTAATTATTTAAATGCCAATACATGGAACTATGGTCAAAGTATCGCAGGTGCTAATTTAATATCTATAGGTGGCACAGTATCATCAGCACACCCAATGGCCAGCCTGGATAGTATAGTCAAGGATGTTAATGATGCTAAGATCTTAGGTGTTACAGCAGTTAACCAAGGTGGCCTGTTAAGATTAAATTCAGACGTTACCATCGTCAAAGATCAATTGCGTATCTTATCAGGTATACGCACTCCTGGTAGTTCAGGTGTTTATGCGGATGCTGACTTGCGACTATTCGCATTTATGCAGATCATCGTAAATCCATTTGGATCAGCTGATGAATATTTTGGCAACACGGTTAAAATCGCTCCTAATGCCTATATGTTGATCATTGGTAGTAGTCGTGGCACTACACATACATTTACATCATTTGATAAGAAAACAACAACCAATGGAACTACATTTGATGCAGATTCCACTAGATTTGTTGCTACACTAGCTGGTAGCGGTAGTGTTTATATCTATGAATTGTATGATGATCCACGTAATGATGTTTATACTCCTGGACGTTATCAATACTGTCAACAACTTGATCCAGGAGGTCTATCCTCAGGCGACCGTTTTGGTTATGCATCTGATATACAAGGAACTTACGCTGTCACGACAGCTCCAGGTACTACTGTTACCGGTGAACCTGCAAAATCAGGTACAGTCTACATATTCCATAATCCAACATTAGCCAGAGGTTGGGGATTGATACATAGTCAAGAAGATCTAATAGATGTAGATAGTTTAAGTAGAGCTTATCTTTACAGTAACCAAAGCAATACAATATTAATAAATCTACAGTTCATTGATCCAGCTAAAGGTCGCATACTTGGTGAAGCTGAACAAGAAATCAGTTATAAGACCGAATATGATCCAGCGGTGTATAACCACGGTACTAATGCATCAGCTGACATAAATTCTAGTTACTATTGGGGATCACAACAAGTTGGTCAAGTTTGGTGGAACTTATCAAAAGTACGTTATATCTTATACGAACAAGATACACTTTCATATCGCAGTATCAACTGGGGTAGCACATTCCCAGGTTCGACTATCGAAGTTTGTGAATGGGTAGAATCTACGGTATTACCAAGCCAATACACTGGTGATGGTCAACCTAAATACGCTGATAATTCAGCTTATGTACAAATAACTTATGTTGATGCAGTTACTGGCATTATCAGCAGCAAATATTATTTCTGGGTGATCAATAAAAACACAGTGGATCCAAATAATCCAACCAGACTGTTACCAATCACTACTATCGCAGATTACATACAAAATCCTAAAAATCAAGGTATTGCTTATGCCGCTGTGATACAACAAAATGCAGTGATCTTGTATAACATTAGTCAGTATCTATCAGCTGACAATACTATCTTACATTTAGATTATCAATTGGTAATCAATACAAACATCATACACAGTGAATATGAACTTGTACAAAAAGGCAATGCAGATGTTGAAGTACCACCTAAGTTAGTTGATAAATTAATAGACAGCCTAGCAGGCATCGATTCATTTGGATCTGTGGTTCCTGACCCAGCATTGACCACAGCGGCCAGTTACGGTATCAGCATACGTCCAAGACAAAGCATGTTTATTGATAGATTGACTGCGGTCACTGAGTTGGTAGCTTATGTGAATGTTATTTTAGCCGCAAATCCAATCGCTAAGCAATTTGATCTCACACAGATGAATTCTCAAGATCCAATACCTAATGTTAATTCAGGTGCATACGATCAAAGTGTGGCCGTTGATGCTGACTTAAATTACATTGATACCAGTGCGTTAGCTACTGGATACAAAGTTTTAGTAATAAATGATACCACTCAAGATGGTCTATGGGTGATATATCAATTGACAGCCGACAAGACTTGGGATATTTATCAAGTACAATCTTATAAATCTAGTTTATACTGGCACTATACTGATTGGTATGCAGACGGATATAGCGCATCAACACAGATTACATTTACAGTTGAAACTACCAATGATGCCATAGCATTAAAACCAGTAGCAGGTGATATAATCTTTATCACCAATGCAACAGGTAATGGTACATGGCAATTGGTGTTGGTCAATACTAACGGCATTTTTGAAGTGATTGGTATCCAAAATGGTACTATACAATTAGATACTTCATTAGGTGATTTCGCCAATAACAGTTTAGGCTTTGGTAATCAAGGTTTCTCAACTGGTAGATACGATCAAAATCCAAATATTGAAACACGTTATATCATACAAGCATTGAGAGATAATATTTTCATTAATACTCTCAATGGCCAATTTAACAATTTATTCTTTGTTATGGTAAATTACATATTCAATGAGCAAAAATATGTTGATTGGATATTCAAGAGCAGCTTTATCAGTATCAAACATAAACTTAGAACTCTAGCTCAGTTCCCAAGTTACATACAAGATAATCAGACTTATTATCAAAGTTATATTGAAGAAGTTAAGCCATATAGAACACAAATTAGAGAATATTCAATTGATTATACCGGCAATGACACATTTGATGGTGATGTCACTGACTTCGACTTACCTGCATACTATGATACCAGCACTAGCTATAATATATTCCGTAGCCCAAGTGGAGAAGCACCATATACAGCTGAAGATGAAGCAACGTGGCAAACATATCCTTATAATCAATGGTACAATAATAGAAAATTACAACTTGATAGTATCTTGGTAGAAAATCCAGGTCTTGGTTATACTTCCATACCTGAAATTACAATCACTGGCGGTGGTGGTAGTGGTGCCACAGCTATAGCTGAAATCAATGGCAATACTGGTGCGTTGATTGGTATCACTGTTACTAACAGTGGATCTGGATATACTTATACTCCAACTGTAACGATCAATGGTAGTGCAAATGTTGCTGCAACAGCGTATGCAGTGATTAAAAATCATCAGGTTAGAAATTTTGACACAACGATCAAATTTGACCGCACAACATACAAGAGCACAGTACTACAATGGCAAGCTAACACAGCCTATACAGTTGGTCAGATAGTGACCTATGCACAACAAGAAGACAATGCTATGATAAGACGTGCTTATCAAGTTAATGCTAATACTGTGACACCAGCTATGTCATTTATCGCATCTAATTACACGCTGTATGCAGCCAACTTGTTTACTAATGCCAGCGATCGTATCGTAGGGTATTACCAACCAGCTGAAAACATGCCAGTGGTTGATGTTATTTCAGTACCACTTACAGTAGCTAATGCGGCAGTTAATACCAATAAGATCTATGTGTTCCCTGTAGACTTTATCATTCCAGGCATGTCAATTAGTGACAACGGAGTCACTGCTGGATTGATATCTAATGTAATATCAAATGTTTCGATCACTATCAGTAATGTAGTTGTAAGCGTAACTCAATTGACACTAAGTGTTAATGTTAGCCTAGCTACAGATACTACTATCACAGGAACATACAACAGTTTAGATCAATTGATCGCTGGCGTAACATACCCATCATTGCCCACAGTTGGTGCAGACTTTAAACTCAATCCGTTATTTGGTGAAACATTCGACAATGTGCCTTATGATGGTATAGAATATTCACAAGATGGTATCCCATTGTTATCAACTGCTGTGGTAGATACTATATTGCAAAGTAATTATACAGATGAATCACTTGGTATTACTCCAGGAGATATTACCACAGATGGTGGACAATACTTGGATCCATATCACAGCCATGCTCCAGAAGAACTAGTGCCAGGTATAGTATTTGATACCTTAGATATGAGAATTTACACTTCTAATGTTATGATTAATAGTGTTAGTTCAACTGTGGCCTATAGGATATTTGATAACATGATAAATCAACCTAGTTATCTACGTATCGCTGATGCTTATACCACAACACTAACAGCTAATTTATATCTAACTGACTCAAATGTTCATGTGGCTAATGCTTCAATATTACCAACTCCTAGCATTATACTTAATACTCCAGGAGTAGTGTTTATTAATAATGAACGTATTACCTATTGGACTGCTAATACTATAACAAACACATTAGGACAAATACGTAGAGGTACACAAGGTACGGCTGTTCCAAATGTACAAGTAATAGGATCTAAGGTAATCGATGCTAGTCCACGTCAGATAATCCCAGGTACTAGCTTTGGTAATTTATTGGCCAATGTGGATGTATTCTATAACCCAGGACCAAATATTGCTACAGATGGTACCGGAATCAATGGATCGAATGCTCAGGGAGCACTTTTCTTAAAAGCTAGCCCAGCAACAGTGTCTTAAAATGCTAGCATATAATAAACAAGATAAATAAGAATATGACTACTAATACACAAGAAAACCAACAAAAAATACAACGCCAACCAGACGAGCGCGGTGGAGTCCATGTCCAAGGGCATATCAAGATATTTGACCCTGAAACTAAGGAAGTTTTTGTAGACAAGCGTAATGCTATACACTATGAAAACATGAGCTTGGCTTTAGCAGAAAATATCGCCAATAAAGGCACTAACTTTATCACTGAAATGCATTTTGGCAATGGCGGTACTACGGTTGACCCTACTGGTGTTATTACCTACTTACCAACAAATACTAATGTACAAAATGCTGACTTGTACAATCCTACATATTACAAAATTGTAGATGATACAAATGCAGCCAATACAGATCCATTGCGTAATAAAATTACTGTCAATCATACTCCAGGATTGATCTACACTGACATCGTGGTAACTTGTTTATTAGACTACGGTGAACCAAGTGGACAAGCAGTATTTGACAATAGCCAAAATCTTAGCGGTACTTATGTATTTGACGAATTAGGTCTATTTGGTAGTTTACCAGGGGTAAGTGGACTAGGTGTTGGCTTACCGTTATTAACACACGTGATTTTTAGTCCAGTGCAAAAAGCAATGAACAGACTTATACAAATCGACTATACTGTGAGAATTCAAACGCTGACTAACTTAACAGCAACAGGATAACTAGGAAGATAAAATGTCGTACAATATAACATTACCAAACGGAAATACGCTAGGCACAATCGCAGATGGTACCTATGATAATAAGGTTACTACTAGCTTACAACTTGTAGGACGTAACTACAGTAATTATGGTCAATTCATGACCAATAATCTAGTAGCACTACTAGCTAATTTTGCCTACGGTTCAGCACCAGCCAGCCCACAAGTTGGACAATTATGGTGGGATAGTGCCAACAATATATTAAAAGTCTGTTATGCTAATAGTCCGAGTATTGTATGGAAAGTAGTCGGAGGTGCGACAGCACAAAGTTCAGCACCAAGCTCAACAGTTGCAGGTGATCTTTGGTACGACACATTAAACAAACAATTATATGTCAATGATGTTAGTTCAGGTTGGATCCTAGTAGGTCCAGGCTATAGTGCTTTAACTGGTGAGAGCGGAGCGATCTGGGAACAGATAGTTGACACAGTCAATACATCACATGATGTAGTCAGTATCTATTTAGATGGTACACGCACAGCAATTATCGCTGCCGCTACATTTACTCCAAACGTAGCTATCTCAGGATTCTCAAGCATCAATTCTGGCTGGAATATGAATTCAGCTGACACGATCTACGGTACTGCTAACAATTCAAATAATTTAGGTGGTATCGCAGCTGCTAATTATTGGAACAGCACAGCTAACAACACAGGTACTGGTAGCTTATCAGTACTAAGTAATGTTGGTATCGCCCTGGGCTCAGCAGGACTTTTTTATGCTAATGTAAATGCTGCAGACGGTTCAGGTAGATTGTTTAATACATTCTCGGGTGGTAATGTAAGTTTTTATGTTAATGCTACAAGTGGCGGCGTAACTAGAGGTTTATATGTAAGTGGTGCAGACAGCAAGGCGTATGTCGCTGCAGATCCTACAGGTGCACTAGGTGTAGCTACAAAACAATATGTTGACAATAGTTTTGTTAATGCTAATTTAACAGGGGTACCTACAGCACCAACCATGCCAGCTGGTGCGGCAAATACTTCTATCGCTACTACTGCGTTTGTAATTAACAATTCAGGATTTAAAGCTAATTTAATCTATCAAGGTAATAGTAGTTTTGGTATCACTGATACAGGTACAGGTTCAGCTAATTTACAAATTGATGGTACATCAGTGTTAACTGCCAGTGCCAGTGGTGTCAATCTATTAGCAGGTGCTACTGCACAAACACAATCACAAACATATTATGGTTCAGGTGACACTACAGTGGCTACTACGAGTTATGTAAAAACAGCTACCCAATGGTGGAATGGATCAGCTAAGTTTGTAAGTAATGCAGCTCCTGTATTAGGGGTTAATGATGCCGGTAGTAATAATGGAGATTTCTGGTTCCAATTATCCAACTAATTTTAAGGTAAATATATAAAATAGGTAAGAACAATGTCATATCCAATAAAAAATTCAGCTGGTGCAACACTAGCAACTATACAAGACGGTACCGTGAATAATTCCGCTACCAGTCTTACTCT